AATAAAATCCGCTCTGATATGTCAAAGCTGAACAGTTTAAGGGAAGAAGACCTTAAATTTGTAAACGCAGACCCTTCAATCGTCTCTTATGTAGAGGGACGCTCAAAACTTACTACAACAGATTCACGTGATATGATTGAGACAATCAAGCCAGACCTTCTTGAGATATTTGCAGGTGGCGATGATGTAGTCTCAGTGCAACCACAGGAAGAAACGGATACTGAAGGAGTTAAAAGACAGGAGATACTCGTCAATAAACAACTGAAAATCAGAAACCAGTGGTATATCACATGTAATGATGTTATTAGCGATGCTCTGGAACTGAAGACTGGTGGTGCAAAAATAACATGGCACAAGGAAACTAAATATATAGATAAGACTTACGAAGGTCTTACAGACGAAGAGTTCATAGCAAAGATAAACCAGCCAGATACAGAAGTTCTCGAACATACAGAGGTAATCACACAACAGGCAGAAATAGACCCGCTCACAGGAATGACGCTATCCCCTGCAATTAAAGAGCATACCCTTAAATTGAGATATGTAATAAATGACGAATATCCGAAGATAGAACCAATACCTGCTGAAAAGCTCGGTTTTCCAATTAATGCAAAAGACATTCAAGATGCTCCATTCATGTATCACATCTGCACTTATCCTAAATGGGAGTTTATGAAGGTCTTTAATAAGAAGGCAAAGGACATTGAAAAATATATATCCTCTTATCCTGAAAGTGATACGGGTGGAGTGGAACAACAGAGATTTGCAGAATTTGGCAAACCAACATTCATGTATGACAAAGACAGTCAGGAATACATTGTTTATGAGTGCTATTACAGAGAGCCTGATACTGGGGATTGGAAGATAACCCATATTTGTGGAAAGGAGGAGCTATTAACAGAGGATAACTCTTATGGCAAGTATCCATTCAGGATAGCAACGCCTGTCAAGTTATCCCATCGGATAATCGGACTTTCAATCCCCGACCTTTTAAAAGAAATTCAGAAGGCAAGGACAGCGCTTTTCAGGCAGATATATGATAATGCTTATCTTGCCAATTCCAGACGCTATTTCTTAGACCCATCGAGACTTAATTTAGACGATTACCTGAATAATACAGCTACTAATTCAGTTATAAGATGCAAGGGAGACCCTCGTGGAATAGTATTGCCTGAAGAAAAAGCACCTCTGCCACCTGAAATATTCAGCTTTTGGGAAATGCTGAATGTTGAAAAAGATTATCATGGTATCACTCCGAGGAGCTATCAGGGTGTAAATCCAAATGTCCTTAATAAAACATTTAGAGGACAGAATCAACAGATAGCACAGGCAGGCAAAAGACTTATGATGATGGCCCGGCTTTTTGCAGAGATGTTTTTTAAGCCTCTCGTGTGTGATGTTATAGACCTCAATCTTAAATTCCTCACCAAAAAGACACAAGTCCGCTACTTAAATGATTGGATTGAAATATCACCGGATAACATCGTTGGTAAATACGATGTTGTTGTCAATGTTGGTTTAGGAACTGGAAGCAAAGACCAAACCATAGTCTATATGCAACAGCTTATGGGGCTTTATGCACAGATTTATAAGGCAGGGATACCTATTGTCAACGGGCAGAATGTTCATAACGCAATGAAAGAGCTTGTAAAAGCGATGGGCTTCCAAAATACTTCTGATTTTGTGTCAGACCCGAAACTCAATCAAGCAATTCCAAAATTTGTTATGTCTATTTTACAGAAGATGCAGATGTCAGGGATACAAGACCATGAAACAGAGGCAATGGCTATGCAGATATTGTCTTTATTTGGAGCTGCACCACAGCAGCAGGGAAACATAAGCGGAAAGGATACGGAAATGACAGAAACGCCGTCTCAACCCCATGTAGCAGGGCAACCATTTAATCCAATGCTAACACCATCAGGAAGGGGATATTATGCTTGAAAAGGCAAAGAAATATGTAACAGAAAAACTAATTAAGATTTTACGCAAAAAGATTAATTTCAAAAGTTGGTATGTATCTGATATGCGATTAGAGGATAAGGCTATATATTGTCAACAGCTTTTAGACAATCCTATCTTCATGGATATTTTCAGCACAATTGAGCAGGAATTGATTGACACATGGAAAAATTCTCCTGTATCTGATATGGAAGGCAGAGAGGTTATTTACATGAGACTTGAGGCATTGCGGAAATTCAGGACAATGCTTGAAGGATATATTGCGGAGGTAGAGTATGAAAGAAGAATGCAAGAAGAAAAAAAAGAAGAAATAGGCAAGTAGCTTAACGCTGTCGAAAAAATCGGGGCGGTTAGTGTTCCAGAGATGGAGCATCAACCGCCCTTTTTATTTAAGGAGGATACAAATGGATACACAGTCTTACGAAACTGAAAGCACTCTCTTTGAGAGCCAGCAGACAGAGGGACAGACTGATACTTTAGTTGAAGATGAAGAAGGCACTCCTGTTGAAGAGAGCCAGCCTACTGAAACAGAGACTAAAGCGGAAGTGGACACAGGCAGTAGCTTTTATAAGCCTGATGAATTTAGAGAGCTTCTGAAAAAGAGTCCATTGCACATGGACAGAAGCCGTGTATCGCCTGAACACCTTGATTATTACGATGCTGTAGTGGAGAGGGAGAGAGCTATACAGGCCGATTATACACGGAAAACGCAGGAGCTTGCAGAAAAAAGAAAGGAACTTGAAGCACAGTTATCGCCGGAAGAGAAGTTTTACAGGGAGTTCGTTGCAAATCCACTACAAATTAGAAGAAATGCAAACAATTACATTGCAGACCTTCGCATGAAGGAAGCCGATGCACTGGAAGCAATGGATTTCCAGAAGGTAAGGGAAATCCGTGCAAGTATCACACAGGCCGAGAACCTTCTAAATACTGTAGAGGAAAGATTTGCAATCGAAAAAAGTCGGCTTGATGGTGCAAGAAATGTTGAGCTTGCTTTCCAGACAGAGATAATCAAGGATTTTCCTGATTACTTCTCTGGAAGACAGGAGAACCTTACAAGATACCTTGAAAATGAGGGTGTTGATGTAAGGGTGCAGGCTCTCTTTGCTAACCCTGTAGTCCTCGACCATCTCCTAAAAGCTCATGGCATCTCTGATATTGACGGCGTAACTGCTTCAAAACAACTGATTAAAGCTGTAAACAAGGCTTTTGAACGAGCCAACGCTGCTGTTTCGGCAGACAAAAAAGAAATAAGAAAACCGCCACATACCGGCACATCAGGGGCAGGAGAGCCTTCAAAGAAAGTAGGCATTGAGGCTGCCCGTGAGAGAGCCGTAAAAGAAGGAGATATTAGCTCTTGGGCTAATTATCTCCTTGAGAAAGGTAAGGTGGCATAGGAGGATAAAAGATGGCAGTTCCAAGCAACACATTTAAAACCTATGAGGCAATCGGAGTTAGGGAATCACTCGAAGATGTAATTTATAACATCTCGCCCGTAGATACAATTTTTTCAAGCAAACTGAAGACAGCAGAGCAGAAGCCTAACGGTGTCAAATTCGAGTGGCAGACAGATGCGCTTGCTGCTGCTGCTTCCAACGCACAGCTTGAAGGCGATGATACATCTGCAACCGCTGTAACGCCTACCACAAGACTTTACAACATGATGCAGATACAGAAAAAAGCATTCAGAATTTCCGGCACGATGGAAGCTGTAAAGTCAGCAGGAAGGGCTAAAGAGCTTGCCTATCAGACCGCGAAGAACACCAAAGAGCTTGCAAAAGACATTGAGTATGCCTTCTTGAGAGAGGTAAGGGTTGACGGCGATGCTGCTACAGCAAGGAAGATGAGAGGAGCTTTAAACTGGATTACCACAAATCTAAACAAGGCATCTGATGCCACTCTCAATGCAGATGGCACAATTACAGGTGGCACAGCAAGGGCATTAACAGAGTCCATCCTCAATACCACATCTCAGAATATCTTTACAGAGGGTGGCAATCCAACACTTGCATTGTGCGGCCCGTTTCAGAAAAGGCAGGTTTCAGCTTTCACAACTGGAACTGTAAATTACAGAAGGCCGGTAGAGGAAAAGAAGATAATTAACACTGTTGATGTATATGTCAACGACTTCTTTACCCTCACAGTTAAGCCTCACAGGATAATGCCAACAGATGTAATGGTTCTGCTCGATATGGACTATTGGAAGAAGGCAGAGCTAAGAGCAACTCAGAGGGAACAGCTTGCAAAGACCGGTGATAGTGAACTCTACCACATCATTGTTGAGCATACTCTTGTTGCTGGTAACGAGAAGGCAAGCGGAAGGATAACAAACTTAACAACCTCATAGTGTAAGTGAGGGATAGGGGAAGGGATAATCACCCTTCCCCTGAATAAAGGAGGTTTATAAATGGCAACAAATTTACTTGCAGGAATATCAACAGCAAGGATAATTAAGGAGGCAACGCTTCTTAATGCTGTAACTGCAACTGGAGCAGGAACAGCAGTAAGCCCGGGCTTTGCATGTTCTCATTATTCATGGCACATAGTGGTTACAGGAGCGCCAACTGCCGTAAGCGTAACTCTCGAAGTCTCTAATGACGGTGGCAACTCATGGCAGGTGGTAGATACTTCAACAACAACGACAGAGGAGATAAGGCATATAACAGGAAAGGATGGTATTCAGGTAAGGGCTAATCTCGGAACACTTACAGGTGGAACTACACCAACTGTAACTGTTAAAGCTCTGCTTGGAGCAATAGCACAGGTATAGGCATGTCAGAACTTACACTTATAGATATTGAGGAGCAGAGCAAAGATAAGATTAAGTTCATTCATGGACAGGATATTAAACCTTATCTTGAAGATAACTATGAGGAAAAAAAGCATACCGATGAGAACTGGAAAGCCTGCGATACCATGAAAAGAGTTGGAAGCGTCCCATGGGCAGTATGGCTTTTATGGGAGAGCTTGGGAATAACAGAAAACCCTAAAGAACTATTGAAAGCTCTGGAAAGAAATCCAGAGTTTAAAACAACAGAAAAAAGACTAATTTAGGAGGTTTTATGAGTAAGATTGCGGAAAGTGTTTTAAGTAAGGTGAAGGTCAGGTTTTACAAAAAGACAGAGGATGATAGGACTTCATTATGTGGAGAGCCTATGCAGATTGATGAGAAAGGCAGGGAGTTTTTTGAGATACCTGCGCATCAGGCAGATTACATAAGCAAGGTATTTCCACATTATGAGATGGGAGAGGAGTTTATACCAGAGAAGAAGGAGAAAGTGGAGACGAGTAAAAAATGACCTTTGCAAGTCTAAAAACAAAAGTAGCCAATTACCTCGACAGGAGCGATTTGACCTCAATCATTCCTGATTTTATCAATATGGCTATGCACAAACTTGAGCGTAAGAATAACTTTAGACATATGGCGGTAAGGACAACAACATCCCTTGCAAGCGGTGATTACTTTATTACTAATCCGTTTCCGAGATATAAAGAGCTTTACAATGCCCATATTGTAGATTCGGATGGCAATAGGTATCCACCTCTGTTGAGAAGGTCTTTTGATGTTGCTGTCAATGCCTATCCAAACTTCACTACTAACAAGGGAAGACCTGTTGCCATTGCTGAATATCAGACTGTTGAGGCATCCCTTACAACGGATGCACAACCTACATTCAAGTTTCTATTAAGACCGACATGCAATGCCTCTTATACTCTTGATTTAGGAGCTTATCAGTATTCACCAGACCTTGATGATGTAACTTACACAACTAACTGGTGGACTGAAAACGCATGGGAAATACTGCTTTATGCTTCGCTGCTTGAGGCAGAACCTTATTTGCAGAATGACGCAAGGATAGTTACATGGAAAAGTCTTTTGGATGAATCATTAAGCGACTTGATAAGGGCAGAAGCAGAAAGTTCTATCTCTGGCTCTCATCAGTCAATCGGAAGTAATGTGAGGACAGACTTTTGAAAGTTACCATACCAATAGATAAGGCATGGACACCTGATTTAACACCGGAAGATACTCTGAAGGTAGGGGGATTACAGGTATGTAAAAATGTTATGCCCGTAAACAGGTATTACGAGCCATGCAAAGACAAGAAGACTTATAACTCAACTGCTCTGACAGGCACTATCCTTAATGGTATCTACACACAGGACACCGATGGACAATATTATAACTTTGTAGGCACTTCATCTAAACTTTATCGTTTCGATAAAGCAAGTGTTACTAATGTAACAAGGGCTACAGGTGGAGATTATAATTCTACATTCTGGAACTTTGCTGAATATGGAAACTGGTTAATTGCCACTAACTATAGTGATGTTCCACAGATTTTAAAGGGTTATACATCTACTAACTTTCAGGCACTAAGTGGCAGTCCTCCAAGAGCTAAATTTTGTGTTATGAATAACACACATCTTGTCTTAGGTTTTTTAAATGACGGAACAGTTTACCCAAAAAAACTTCAATGGTCTGCAAGGGAAAATCCAGAGGACTGGACAGCTTCTCTAATTACAGGTGCAGGTAGTCAAAATCTTCCTGACATTATAGGTAGTATTACAGGGATTGGAACATTCGGGGAAAACTTTATTGTAGCCTCTGAAAACAGTATATCTATAGCATATTTTACAGGGACTAAAACAACCTTTGAATTTCAGATAAATGCAGTTAAAAACATAGGATGCTTTTATCCACAGTCTTTCATATCAATAGGTTCTGCGGTGTTTTTCTGGGGTAAAAATAGCATTTATATGTTTGATGGGCAGATTAAGGATATAGGCAGTTTTCTGCGCAACACTGTATTAAACAATATCAATATTCAATATTCTCATCGAATAACGGTTACTCATAACAAGGAAAAGAAACTGATAATATGGGCTTATCCTACAACTTCAAGCACTGGTTCACCTGACAGATTGCTTTTTTATAACTATGAAGAGGATAAATGGGCTTATGCAGATATGACTGTCGATAGTGTGTTTATGGGTGCAAGCGGTGGAATCTTTTGGGATGATGTAAATATTTTGTGGGATGATGCAAATATTTTATGGGATTCCAATTATTGGATGAACAATAACATAGTTCCGATGGTAGGAGATACAGACAGATTAATAAAGACATTAGACGGTAATCCCCTTACAGCAGAGCTTGAAACAGGGGAACTTGTATCAGAGCCTTCCATTATGATGGTAAGCAGGGCTTATATACCTATCTATAATTTAACTGGTTCAGGGCAGGTTACAGTTAAACATAGAAAATCTACTATTGATACTCAGACAAGCTCATCTGCTTCAAGCATCAAATCAGATGGAAGGGTTGACCTCAGAACCTCTAACAGACGAATTGCTCTGAATTTACAGGCTACTAATTTTAGTAAATTAGGCAATACTTTGGAAGCTGAAGGAGTGGAGACGGCAAAAAGATGAAAAGGTTACCAATAAATAGCGCTCTTGAGGATTATTCAAGGACAGCAATAGTTATTAATGAACTTATTGATTCGTTATGGTGGATTGACCCTTTGATTAATCCTGATTGTGGAAAGGTAGAACCGCCTGCTACTTATAGAAAAGATGGTAAATTGGCATATGCGGATGGAGTTTCATGGAATCCCGGAAGTGGTAAGGGATTGTATAGATATAATGGTGATACTTCATCATGGGTATTTGTTGGGTAGGGCAATGGTAAAGATTAGACCTATAAGATTAGAAGATTTTAAGCCATTGTGTGAGATGCTCAATGAAAGAGGTGTTGAGCCTCCTGCTGAACCTTCCGATTGTGCAGGAATATTCTTGATAGCAGAGGATGACGGAAGGATAAGAGGCAGTATTTACGCATTGGTAGGGCAGTCAACAAAGGCCTATGGTGATTATTTTATAGCTGATACTCCACAGGTAGGATGGGTATTATTACAGTCCTTAATGACTGTATTAAGACTTAATGGTATCAAGCGTATTGATTTTATGACAGAGCTTAATAACGAATACTTTGAAAAACAGGCAATTAAATATGGATGCACAAGACTAAGAGATTTGAAGCATTGGAGGTGTGAGCTATGAATGAAATTTATATCATAAGAACATCAAGAAGCCATAGAAGGTTTAAGAGTGGATTTGATATAGAAAAGCGATATAAAGGTGGTGGAGGAGGTGGCACACCTTCCACTACAACAACTGTCCAGAAGTCCGAACCCTGGGCAGAACAGAAACCATATTTACAAGATATATTTAACAGAGCCAAATATTTTAGTCATCAAATACCAAGAGTATATGGTGCAAGAGGAGAACAAACTGTTGCAGGTTTTACACCTGAACAGGAGATGGCTATGCAAGGCACTACAGCAAGGGCTATGATTGGCAGTCCTGTTATGGGGGCAGGAAGCTCAAATCTCTTGGATACACTTTCAGGCACATACCTTAATCCTTCCACTAATCCTTATGCCAAGAATTATGCAAATCTGATGCTTGAAGAAAGTGGAATCGGTGATATGGATGCAGCAGCAATCAAGTCAGGTAGATATGGCGGTGATGCTTGGGGATTAATGAGAGGCAAGGCATTGGCAGACATTGGCACTAAGCTATACGATTATGAGCGTGGCAATCAGATGCAGGCTCTCGGATTAGCTCCTCAGTATGCTGAAGCCGATTATGCTGACCTCGGTAAACTTGCAGCAGTAGGAGAAGCAAGACAGGCAATGAATCAGACATTACTTGATGAGGCAAGAAGGATAGCTCTTGAAAGCGACCCAGTAAGACAGCAGCTTGAGGCTTTAAAACAATATAGCAATTTAGTGCAAGGGCATTACGGTGGTGAATCTACAAGAAGTAGCACAACTCCTTATTATGGCACGCCCTTAAGTTCTACATTGATAGGTGGTGGTATGCTTGGACTTGGTGCATTGCCATATATATTAGGGAAGTAGGAGGTGATTTGAAATGGCTTGGTGGCTATTGCCGGCAATAGGAGCAGCAGTAGGAGCTTTGACAAATCTCAATCATCCAGAGCAGACTTGGAAAAATGCTCTACTTGGTGCTGGTCTTGGTTTTGGTGCAAGTCAAATACCTGGAGTAACGAAGGGAGCTTCCAGTCTGTTGGGCATTAGTGGAAATAGCACAGTGCCTTTAGAGACTGCTACAGGGACAGCTACAAAACTGAATGTTCCAGCGATGGATAAGTTTATGGCTTTAACCGGTAATCCTGCAACTGATATGAAGATGTTATCGCCAGCGGGGGGTGGTGTTTTTAATTACTTTAAAAGCCCTCAATATTTAATGGGAGCTTCAAGCCTTTTCAACCAGATGAATGGTCAACCACAACCTAATCCTAATAGCGATATGGTTTTAGGTGGTGGAATGCAACCACAACCACAGCCACAGGGACAACCAAGACCTCAGCAACCTGTTGATTCAGGGATTTATGGAACTAATTTTCAATCGCCGTGGAGAAAGTTTAAACTCGGACTTGATACAACTATGAATGCGATAGATAGGTATTATCCTCCTATGTGGAGGGGGAGGTATTAAATGCCATACACATATCCTACACCAATAGATTCGGTTTATTTCCCAGAGGAGCAAAGGAAGGCTGCTATTGGCAGCGGCCTTAATAATGCTCTGATAATGGCTGGTTTAAGTATGCTCGGCGGGCAGAGAACTCCTTATCCTCAGACATTTACAGAGAACCTTGCAAGGGGACTTACTCAGGGCTTTGGAGCTTTTAATCAGACAGTGGCAGGAACGCAACAGCAGGCAGCGGAAAATTACTGGAAGAAGAAACAATTTGACATGCAGTCAGAACTAAATAAGGCACATGCTAATTTGTATGATTTGATGGCTAAAGAAAAAGAATCAGAGATTAAGAGGCGGGAAGGACTATCTAAAACACTTGAAGATATAAAAAGCAAAAGCGGAAATGCTTTTACAGATGTTTCAGGCAATACTTATACCTCACCGGAAGTCGAGAATGTTTTGAAGATGATAATGGAAGGAGATCCTACTAATCAAGATGCTATTGCAAGAAATATAACAGACTTCATAAATACTCTAAAACCTTACGATAGCGATAAGGCAATAAGAGACGCTTTACTCCAGTATGTTAACCCTGAAACAGCATTGACAGCAATGATGAAGGGAGAAAATGAGCCTACAAGTGTAAGAGAATATAAATATGCAAAGAATAATCCTGAATATGACAAATGGAGATTGGAGGGTAAGGAGAATAAAGAAGTATCCGGTGGCAATGATATGGAAAATTTCCTCGGAAGAACCTTTAAAGGTTTTTATACCGATAAAAATATCCGTAAAAGTGCATATGATTGGTTATCGACTCCTGAAGGCAATAAGGCATGGATGGATGAACAAAGAAGGCTGGCCGGTATCAGACAAATGGGTGCTGCACCTATTTACAATATAATCCCGGGCTATCAGACAACAGAAGGACAACCTGTTTTTTATAGTGGAAGAAGTGGAGAAATTTTAACAAAAGGAAAGTTACAAAAAGCACCTCAAGAGAGTGATATTAAATTTGAGCGTGATTACAAATCGTCCTTAGCTTTAATAGATAAACTGGATGAACACTTCAAAAAGATAGAGCCACAAATGTCAGATAGTGTTATAGGTAGAGTGTTTAATACTCCAGTAATAGCGGGAAAGGTGGTTAGTCAGTCTGACCCTCTTATAGCATCTACAAAGGCAATTACTGAGGCTACTTTATCAAAACTAATAAGAGCATTAGGCGAAGTTGGAACATTGACCGATGCAGATATACAAAGAGCAAGAGATGCTATGCCTTCAATTTATGACACTATACAAGTTAAAAACAAAAAAATTGCCCAGTTGAAAGGGTTACTGGATGAGATATATGGCAGGGGCAAAAGATATGGAACTACTGTTCCAAATACAACACAACAAAAATCAGACACATCGACATCTGGTAGTTTGCCACAAGGCATGAAGCGGGGGTGGTAATAAATGGAAAAAGTAACATATAAAGGGGAGAAGGGTTTTTATGATGATAAGACAGGGTTTGTCCCTTTATCCTCATTTGAAAAAGTTACTTATGAAGGGAAACGTGGATACTATAATGAGAAATTTGGATTTATATCAATTGACGGGGATGTTTCAACAACACAATCGCAACCAGTAATGTCTTCTGAATCAAAAATACAATCTATGCCACAACAATCCACTGATACCGTTCCAGAATGGGGCAGAAAAAACCCTACGCTTTATGGCATAGCAGGTGCTGCATATGAGACAGCATCACCACTCTTAGAGGCGTTAGGATTGGTAGGTGGTGGAATTGTTGGAAGTGGAGCAGGGCCTTTAGGAACTGTAGCAGGTGCAAGCGGTGGTTATGCTACAGCTAAAAGGCTTAAAAAAGCAGTAGGGACAGCATTAGGATTAGAGCAACCTGAAACAATACCAGAGTCGTTTATGCAGACCGTGAAGGATGTTGCTACCGGTGCTGGAATGGAAATGGGAGGACAAGTATTAGGTAAGGCTATTGGTGGTGCTATACAATTAGCAGGCAGGGCTTACAAGGCTGGCAAGGGGATTTTTGCATCACCAGAGGCTCAGGCTGGAAAGGTTTTAACAGAAGAAAGAGCTACTGGAGAGCCTTTTTTGTCTAATGTAAAACAGGCTGAGAAGATTCAAGATGAGATACCCAATCTTGAATTAACCTATGGACAAAAATCTGATTTTCCTGCTGCTGTTAGAGCCGAGGCAACAACAGCGAGGAAGGACAATTTAGGTGCTTTATTATTTAAAAAATATGAGGCCGGCAATCAGGCTGCATTGAGAGCATACATCAAAAACAAATTCCCTGAACAAGAAAATATTGATGATGTTATTAATGTTATCAAACCACAGCTTGAAAAACTGAGAGCTACACAAAAATTAACACAAGATACTGTTGATAATCTGATAGCTGATATGCCGAGTGTTACAAGGGAAGCAATACAACAAGCTGGTAATACATTAAGAGGAATGCTTGAAAATGCAAAATTAGAGACATGGAAACAGGCGCAAAAACTATACCAGAATATTGACGATGTTCCTATAGAAAGCACAGGCATATTAAATCGGCTTAAGGAATATGAAGCCTCTGTTATTGCTCGTGGAGAGTCTCCATCTGTCTTCCCATCAAATATCATTAAACAATTAGAAAATAATGCAGAAACGAAAAATATGTTAGCAACAGAAAAAGTAGAAGGGCAACCACTTTTCAACCAAATACAGGTTAGCAATTTTAATCAATTAAGGGGATTGAGAGGACAGGCATATAAATTAGCATCTGAGACATCCGATTATCAGCTTGCCAATAATGCAAGACAAATAGGGAAAATTATAGATGAAGGTATGGAGGAGGAAGCAAAAAAGATAGGTGGGGATATTTGGAAAAATTTTAGAAATGCACAGGATTTTTATAATAATGAATATGTAGGAAAATTCAGGCTTGGAACTGTGGGGAATGTATTAAAAGCTGGGAAAGATGCTACAAGTAGATATGCCAAGACAGACTCTGAAGTAATAGGAGAATTTTTCAGAGGAGATAAAAAGGGACTTGAGCGAATAGATAATTTGGTTAATGCACTTGGTAAAGATAAAGTGCAGGGATTGGTTAGGGATTATGCTATTTATGATTTAAAAAATTCTGTTCTTAATAAAGCTACGGGTGAAGTAATACCTAATAAATTAGCCATGTGGTATGCAAAGCACAAGGAAATACTCAATAAAGCAGGGATAGGCAACGAGTTTGAGAACATTGCAAATGCTCAAAAGGCCGCTGATGCTGCTTCTTTATATGCTACCGAGTTTGAAAAATCAATAGCTGGCAAGATGTTGGGAGTTGACCCTGCGTATGCTATACAGACAGCTTTTGCAGGGAGGGCTGGCAAGGATTCGGCAGTAAAAGCGGTAGAACTCCTAAATATGCTTAAGGGTGATAAGGCAGCGATAAGAGGTTTGCAGAATTCGTTTAAGGATTTTCTTATGACACAAATTGAAAATACTGCAAAAGATGTGGCTGGTGGTAAGATGTTAAGCTCTGCAAAAGCTGATAAGGTTATATCTCAATATATGCCCGCCATTAGGGTTCTCTGGAGGGGTGAACCCGAGAAAATAAAAGCATTAAATGTATTTAATGAGGCAGTGAACATCTTAAATAGAACAAAAACTTCACAATTTGCAGGTTCACAGACAACAGAGTATGCACAATCAATGAGAACATTAGAGCGATTACCATTTATGGGCTATCAAGGTGTCATTTTTAGATTTTTAATTAAATTAAAGGATTTTATGACAGGACAGCAAGTAAACGATGTTCTTACAAAGGCACGGTTCGACCCTAACTATGCAGATCATTTAATACGAATTGCAAAACAAGTGGATAGTGCAAGAAACTTTGAAGCTATCAAGAGGGTCATGGAAAGAATAGAAAGCCTGACAGGACTTGAATCCGGCATAAGTGGTGGCAAATCGGAGGCTTTAGGGCGGGCAATGGGGGCTTATGGTGTCAAACAATTATCAGAAACCGAAGGACAATAACAGGTAATGAAAAGATAATAGAAACATTACTAAATAATGTTTCAGATTATCCTTCAATTAAAGACTATATAATTTCGTTAATAGGAGGTAGGTAAAATGCCATATACAGGACAAACAATAGCAGAACTCGATGAAACGAAGCCAAGTGGCACAACTGAATATGTAAACACAGGTGATGATGCAATTAAAGAAATAAAGAGCGTTCTCAAAAAACAGTATGCAGTAACCACTAAAACAGCAGCTTATACAACAACAGTAAGCGATAGCACAATCCTCTGTGATGCAACGGCAGCAGCTTTCACGGTTACAGTTGTCTCGGCAGTAACGGCGGGAGCAGGGAAAAGGCAAAAATTCAAAAAGACAGATGCCTCTGCAAATGCAGTAACAATCAGCTATGGAAGTTCTACAGTTCTGACACGACAGAATGATGTTTTAGAACTTATAAGCGATGGAACAAACTGGGTGGTAATAAGCGTGGTCAATGCTGATAAGGTGGATGGATATGATGCCTCTCCAACACCAGGAGCAAATACAATACCCGTATCAGGCTCAGATGGTTATATAAATCCTCAGTTCTTAGGCGGTAACACACCTGATGCTACAAAGTTTTTAAGGGGTGATAAGACTTGGCAGACTATATCAACAGCGACAGTAGAAATTACAGCCACTACACAGGCTGTTGTGTCAAATACCCGATATGTAGCTAACAATACGGCACAGGTTGTATTCACATTGCCTGCAGCTCCGTCTCTTGGTGATTTCTGTATTGTCGAGGGTAAGGGAACAGGTGGATGGAAGATAACACCTGCAAGCGGTCAGGAAATCCAGCTTAAGGGATATAAAACTGCTTTATCGATTCAGAGCGGGCATTATATGGACTGTATAACTCTTGTTCATGCTAATAATAACCTTTGGGTTGCTGAAGTATTGACAGACTTGGGTTATGCAACAATCAAGGCAACAGGTGGCAAGGGCTACATAATGGGTGGAAGCACAGGGACAGCAACAGCAGTAATAGAGGATTTAATTTTCTCAAACGAGACATCACAAGCTATCACTGCAACTTTGGATACGGCAAAACAAGCTGGTGCAGGTGTGAATAGTTCAACGAAGGGCTACATAATGGGTGGATACACAGGGGCAGCAACAGCAGTTATTGAAGACTTGATATTTTCAAATGAAACATCACAGGCTATCACTGCAACTTTGGATACGGCAAAATATGATGGTGCAGGTGTGAATAGTTCAACGAAGGGCTACATGATGGGTGGAAGCACAGGGGCAGTAACAGCAGTTATTGAAGACTTGATATTTTCAAATGAAACATCACAAGCTATCACTGCAACTTTGGATACGGCAAAAT